AACAACTTAAATTATATTCTGACGGTAAAGAAGAAGTAGACGTTGTAGTAGGTCAAAATGCTGAAGTAGGAGAAGATAATTTACTAGAAGCTGAAATTGAAAGAGCTGATCGCTTAAACGATCCTAATATTAATCAAGCTGGACAGGAACAACCAATAAATTAATAAGATATGACTGATGTATTTATAATTTCAGAAGCAAATTTAAGACAATTTACCGACATAAATAACAATGTTGATTCAGAATTGTTAAAAAATGCTGTTAGGGAAGCGCAAGATATTGAATTACAACGTATCTTAGGTACTAAATTGTATAATAAAATTCTTGACGATATTAAAAATAATACTTTATCTGGTAATTATGAAACATTAGTATTAGATTGGGTTCAAAACGCTTTACTATACGAATCATATTATTACGCTTTAGAAGACATTTATTTACGTCCTAGAAATAATGGTTTATTGATTCCTACAGGAGGTGAAAATAGTGTAAATGCTGATGGAACTTGGTATAACCGTAAACGTGAATCAGTTAAAAATAAAAAAGAATTTTACGAGGAAAGATTAACTAATTATTTAATTCAAAAACAAGGTAATTTTCCAGAATTAAATGGTAACGTAGAATTACAACAAATGTATCCTGACTTTGGGATTCAATATAAAAGTCCTATTGTAATGAAACGCAATGGTAGAGGCTATCATGCTGGGCAAGCACGTGAATGTGGCTTACCAATTTATGATTCTCGTTATCCTCAGTTTCCACAATATCCTTACAGAGCATATCAAAATAACGTATCTAATTTTTAATAAATAATGGGGCGCAATTTAACCAACTTATATATTAGTCAATCATTTCAATTTCTTACACAAATAAGTGGAAGTGAATTGCAAACTGGTTTAGGGCAAACATTAACAGGAAGCTTATTAATTACTGCATCAAAAGCAGATACTGCAACTACTGCAACTACTGCCTCATATGCACAAAATGCTACTAGTGCTTCTTATGCATTAACAGCTTCTTTTGCTTTAAATGCTGGTGGAGGTGCAGCTGTTAATACTGGATCATTAATGGTAACAGGTAGTGTAAATTTAAATACACTTACTTTTACTAAAGGAGATGGTTCAACATTTAACCTAACAGTAAATACTGGATCAGGTGGTGGTGGTGGAACTATTAATACAGGTTCATTACTTGTAACAGCATCTGTTTCTAATGCTACTATAACATATACTAAGGGCGATGGATCAACGTTTACAAACACTATAAACAACGTTGTTTCAGCTAATACAGCATCCTATGTTTTAAATGCAGTAAGCGCTTCATTCGCAACTAATGCTTCTAGTGCTACTAGTGCATCATTTGCTACTAACGCAGCTAACGCTACAAGTGCTTCATTTGCAACAACAGCAGCAACAGCAACTAATGTTGCAAACGGAATAAACATCTCAGCTTCAAACATTTCAGCAACAAATGCTACGTTTGTATCTGCAAGTATTGGTTATTTACAAACAATAACCGGATCAACAGTTAATATTGGTAATTCCTTTATTTTATTAAATACTTCAACTGCTACAAGATATGCTGGAATACTAGTTGAAGATAGTGGCTCAGCTACTCCTGTAAATTACACAGCATCTCTCCAGTTTGATTCACAAACTAATGATTGGTTTTATGAATACAGCGGTAGTGATCCAACTAATTATGGGGTAGCAATGTTTGGTCCTGAGTATGCTACTAAAGGATCTCCAACATACTTAACAAATAATAGAATACCTAAAGGTGATGGTGGCCATCACTTGAATGATTCTAGCATTACAGATAATGGTACCACAGTAAGTACTACATTACCATTTAGTGCTACACAAATTACAGCATCTACAGGATTTTTAGGTAATTTAACAGGTACAGCATCAAATGCAATATCAGCATTGACAGCAAGTAAAATAATTTCTGATGGTCAAGTTTCAGGTGGAAACCAATATTTGTTAATTTCAGAGACTAATCCTGCAGGAGGTAATCCATTAACAGTTAGAACTAGTAACTTAGTATATGATTCAACTACCAATACATTACCAACAACTGCATCACGAGCAGTTAATGCTATAAATGCAACTAGTGCTTCGTTTGCTACTAGTGCTTCATATGCAGTATCCTCATCTAATTCAGTAACATCTTCATTTGCTACTACAGCATCATATGCCCTTAATAGTAGTGGTGTAACTGGAGGTGAAATTTATAGTTACACATTCCTATTAATGGGATCTTAAAAATATAATATATAAATAAATACAAAATATGCCAACAACGTATAAAATATTAGGCCAAATAACAGGATCAAGTGCAACTTCATCGTTATATACAGCTCCTGTTTCTACTCAAACAGTAGTATCTAGTTTAGTATTATCTAATAGATCAACTTCAAATTCAACTTATTGGATTGCTGCTGTACCATCAGGTAGTACTTTATCTAATGAACATTGGTTAGCATTTCAAGTACCAATTTCAGGTAGTGATAGTACAGCTTTAACATTAGGTATTACACTTAATGCTGAAGATTCTATTCAAGTATCTGGTTTAACAACAGGATCATTTAGTTTATTTGGAAGTCAAATATCATAATTTATGTCAGTAGTAAATTTAAGAAGATACTCATTAAAATCAGGTTTGCAGAAAGGAAGTGATTTTGCTGATATAGCTGCTACTCCTCCTCCAACCTTTGTTAATATTAGTGGTGGTACAGAGTTTACTTCTGGAAGTTATAAAATTCACAGAATTACTAGTTCGATTAACTTGAATGTTATACAAGGAGGTACGGTTGAGGTATTCCTTGTAGCCGGTGGAGCTGGTGGTGGTGCTAGTACTGCTGGAGGTGGTGGTGCAGGTGGAATACAATATTTCACTACAATAGGTTTCCCTACAACATCTTCATTACCAGTAGTAATTGGTAGTGGTGGAGCAGGTGGTGCTTCTGGTACAGGTAATGCTGGAGCTAATGGAAGTAATACTTCTATTCCAAATTTACTGCTTACTGCTATTGGTGGTGGTGGTGGTGGATCATATGATTTTCCAGCCAATGCCCTTGCAGCTTCAGGTGGATCAGGTGGTGGTGGTGGTTCAGGCGAAACTTCACCAGGTCCTTATGATGGAAATGGTGGTACAGGAACCGTAGGACAAGGAAGTGATGGAGGTGATGGTTTACCTGCTAATGATTACAGCGGTGGTGGTGGTGGTGGATCTGCTACTACAGGTTCAGACGCTACTTCTGCAGGTGGTGGTACTGGAGGTAATGGCGGATCAGGTTCATCGTATTTCTTCTCTGGTAGTATTGAATCATTTTCCGGTGGAGGCGGTGGTGGTAACTATAATGGAGGAGCCGGTGCTGCAGGATTTGGTGGTGGTGGTGCTGGTGGTGATTTTAGTGGAACTCGAGCAGGACAAAACGCAACTTATTATGGAGGCGGTGGCGGTGGTTCATCAGCAGGTGGTGTTTATGGTGGAGGTGATGGATATCAAGGTATAATAATTTTAAAATATCAATATCAATAACATATGGCTTATTTTGCAAAAATAAATAAAAATAATATTGTAACCCAAGTTATTGTTGCTGATCAAGAATTTATTGATTTGCAAGAAGGAACTTGGTTAGAAACATCAAAAAATGGTTACAGAAAAAATTATGCTGGAATTGGATACACTTATGATTCTATAAAAGATGCCTTTATTCCACCTAAACCATACCCAAGTTGGATATTAAATGAAAATACATGCAGGTGGGAATCCCCAATACCTTATCCTAATGATGGAGAATGGTATAAATGGGATGAAATCAATCAACAATGGATAATATTTATTTAGTAAATTGTTAAAACAATTTAGAAAAACCTACCAAATAAAATAGGCGTGTTACTCACACGCCTTTTTGCTTTCATAACACAATGTGGTTAAATAATCAAATTATTTTTTGCACGCTAAAATAAGCTGATTTATCACATTAATTTGCTGAGAAATCATTAAATGTACCTTTTAGAGTAGGCATATTTTTATTAGGCATTGGAACTATAGTTTGAGCTGTTTTATCATATTCAATATGTAAAGCTGCTGTTACACCAATTAGAGTATTTTCAGGGGTTACTTTTAATTGTTCAGGAGTTAAACAATCGTTTAGATAAAATAAAATATAACCGTCAACAAATAGTGACATCCAAAATACATTTGAACCTTCAGACATTAAAGCGTGTAAATGATAAAAATGTGTATTTTCAATCTTAATTCCCGTTTTATCATATCCGTAAACAGACTCATCTAATTTATTTTCTAGATAAATCCAATATTGTTTATCTTCAGTATCAGTAGCAACAATTGTAATTGGTGCATCTGGGGATGCAACTTCAACTATTGGGAAACGATTTCCTAAATGTTTGTGGAATGTTGCGATTAATTTTTCTTGTGTTTCAGTTAAGTTCATGTTATTTTTGTTATAAATACTAATAAAAAATACAAAAGTCATTTAATTTTTCCAAAGAAATGTTTGGTAGTTTGCGACTTTGATTGTATTTTGCCGTATGTATTATAGACAAATAACATTAAATAAAATGGAAAAGAAAAAATTATCAAAGAAAAAAATTGAAGGTAAAATACATTTCTATGTAGATGACATAGAGGTTAATTCAAGTCAATGGCAAATTGCTTATGCCAACAATCACGGTTATAAGAACCCATATCATATGATGGTGGAGCGAAGCTATAAAAATAGACCACATCGTGAAAAATATCTTTTACATGAAGAATTTCAGGAATGTCCTGATGAAGTAAAAGAAATTCCCTCAGTACCTGGATACTATGCAACAACAGATGGTATTATATGGTGCTATTCTAATAAACGTAAAGCCTGGATAGTAATTAAACAATATTCAAATCCTAATAATAATGGGTATTGTACAATTCAACCATACATTGATGGAAAGCGTTATATAAAATATGTTCATAGATTAATAGCTGAAACATATTGTGGTATGTGTCCTCCTGATTTTGAGGTACATCATTTAGATTCAAATAATACTAACAATAATATTTCTAATTTACAGTATGTTCATAAAGACATTCATCGTAGAATGAAAAAGATGAGGAAATCAAAAAGATAATTTGTATCTTACAAGCATGATTCACGCTTCACACCACTGAATCTAAAGAAATTTATATAACCCCAGTAATGAAGTTTGAAGTGAAGCGCAAATGGATTTATTGGGGTTTTTTATTTTATATATTATGAAAAAGAGATTTTATGTTTACTCAAGTTGGGAAGAACAATTTGAAATTTTAACAACAGAAGAAAAAGCAACAATGCTGATGAATTTATTCAAGTATGCTAAGGGTGAAGAACCTATATTAGATACTACGGGACTAAAATTAGTATGGGCTGGAATGAAGTATTTATTGGAGCAAGATGATACCAAATATCAGGCTGCGGTTCAACGAGCAAAGAATACGAAACTACAAAAACAAGTTATGGAACCACAAATTCAATCTATGGAACCACAAACACAAATTATGGAACCACAAAATAATTTATTGAACCATACCGACAATGTCAATGTCAATGTCAATGTTAATGTCAATGATAATGATAATGTAAATAATGATGAGAATGAAAATGTGATAATTCAATACATTAATAAGGGATATTCATTTGAAAAACTGAAACAAATGTTCCCTGAATCATCATCATTATTTGATTTATATATAGAATACACCTAATATTTGGTTATCTGAATTACTTTAATTACCCTCCAGCGTATTTATTGATATATGGAACTGACAGATAAACAAAAACGTGATGCGATAAATGAAGTAATAACTAGACATTATCCCAAAATGCTTCAGGATGAGAAACGTATTACTAGTTATAATTCAGAAAATTGGAATGATTTATTGTCGTTTTGTCTTACTGATCTATTAACTAAAAAATCGCTTGACTACATTTATGAATTAGCAGTAGTAAATAATAAACTACCTAATTACATGGGTCGCAGTATGTCACTTAATCTAAAATCTAAAACTTCTCCTTATTGGTTTCAAATTCGCAAATACACTTATAACACCAGAGGAAGCTATATTGTAGATTATGATGAATTTGATAAACATGAACATTTTGAATTATCAGATCCTGATTTAACATTAGAACAACTTAACCCACATGAATGTATGTTGGTTGCATTGGAAAAAATTGATTTTTATCATCGCCAATTAGTTACAGATCACTATTTAAACGGAATGTCATATAAGGCTATTCATGAAAAATACGGCATTACTCTTAATTCTGTAAGAAAAGATATTAAACAAGGAATCAAATTGATTCAGCAACATTGCTCACATTTTGTCCCAAATAAAAAATAAATTATGATACAAATAATAATTATTACAGCATTAGTAACTTGGTTTGTAACCATTACTATACCTCATATTTACATTCAATATCAGCGAAGTCGAGCGTTTAAAAAACAAGAATTTATTGATTTAATAGAGCGCATTGTAGATAATAAAATAAAACAGATAATCAACGATGGAGATGCTAATTAAAATACTAGGATTAGCCATATTAGGCTTTATGATTGCTGAGTGGTTTCAACCTATTCAATGGGTAAAAAATAAACTCAAACTATTTAACATTCCAGTAATAGGAAAACATTTTTACTGTGTCAAATGTACTTCATTTTGGTTAGCATTAATTATAACAGGAAATTTGTACATTGCAGGAATTGTTAGTATATTAGGATATACAATAAGTTATATAATTGATAAAATAGAAAGAGACAGATATGCCATGTGAATTAACCCAATATATTGAACCAAAAAAGAATAAAGGTAAATGGAAGGTTTACCAATATGAAATGTGTAAAAATGATAAATACATTGATTTACCAATGTTATATTATAAAATCATATTTGAAAATAAGAAAGGTAATAAAATTAAGACTACATTAACAGAAAAACAATATCAAAAACACATGGATATTATCCATGAAGCACTTGATGGATTAATCAGTAATAAAAAATTACTTAAATTATTATCATTATGATAAATTTCAACGAACAATTATCTCAAGGAGATGCTCAATGGGTTCTTGATCAATGGCATATATTTGATCATCGCATTGCTTTTCCTACATTATCTCGTATCGCAGAAATGCACAATAAAACTTTTAAAGAACAAGTATCAGTCCCGGGATGTGGTTGTGAATATCAAGCAACACATGCAGTATGGGTTTCAAGATTAAACCAATACAAATCTCAAATCGAGACAATTGCTAATCCACCTGTAGTAGAGCAGAGTAAACGTGGAAGAAAACAGAAAACAAATGGGTAGTGCTAAATATTCGTTTTATCCTAGCCAACAAAAATGTTGGGAACTAATTGAAAACAATCTTGATATAGAACTACTTTATCCTGAGTCAATGAGACAACGTCTAAATAACCCAAGTTATATTAAATATATTGAGTCAGTTTTATTCGATGAAGAACAATATATATTGCTAGACAATGAGTTATATGACTATGCAATTACCTCATTAGGAAGAGTAATTAATTGCAAAACTAAAAGATCAATTACATCATTGTTCCCTGCTGCTAAAAACAATGACGTTAGGATTGATATTAGAAATAAAAAGATTTTATTATCACCTATATTTAAAGAAAACAGATGGGAATTTAATCAACAAAAAATATTAGAACAAAATGAAATCAAATAAAGTAGAACATACAAATAATCTTCAGGAATGCATCGATTACATAATGAATAATCGTGCAGGATGGTCTCAATTTACTACGTGGTATATGGAGAAACAGGGTACCAATCGGCAAAGAGCAAATCGTGTATGGAATGAATGTTGGGGAGTAATTACAGAAGATTTTGAAGATAATATCAAACAAACTGTTAATGAAACCTTATTTAAATTAGAAGAATTAGAAGAAGTAGCCCGTGCAGAAAACGATAGACGTATTTGGTTAGAAGTAATTAAATATCAAAACAAAATTAAAGGCGGTGAAATAGACCGTTCACAAATTGAAGTTAAAGGCGAAATAACAATTAAAACAACTTGGGGTAACGAAGATATAGATAATGCAAGTTCAATTATTTAATCCATATCAGAAACAAAAAGATATAATAAATGGATTTGCTGATACTAATCATTTATTTGGAGTTGTTGTTGCACCCCGAGGCAGCGGGAAAACATTATTGGCATCAAATTTATTACTATATTGGGCATTATCTAAAAACAATAGTAAATGTGGGTGGATTAGTCCTATTTACAATCAAGCAAAATCTGTGTTTGAAACGATTGTAAAAGCTGCTTACGATATAATTAGTGCTCACAATAAAGCTGAATTGACTATAACGCTTATTAATGGATCTACAATAAAATTTTTATCGGCTGATGCACCAAATAGTGTTCGTGGTTTTCGTTTTGAATATCTTATATTAGATGAAGTAGCATATATTAATGAAAGTGCTATTACTGAGGCAATTATGCCAACATTAAACCCAATTGGGAAAAAATGTTTAATGATATCAACACCACGTTCTAAAAACCATTTTTATGAATGGTACATGAAAGGACTAAATGGTGATAATGTAATTAGTTTTAAAATTCCACTAAGCGATTGTCCTTATGTTAAACCTGAATTAATTGAGGAAGCACGTAAATCATTACCTTTAGATATATTTAAACAAGAATATGAGGCTGAATTTGGAGAATCAACTAATGATGTATTTACAGGAGTTGATCTAGTATGTATATTAAATGAATATGGACAACCAAATCGAAGTGAAAAATACTATATTGGATGCGATGTCGGAGTGCAAAATGATTACAGCGTTCTTACTATCCTCAGCGAATCAGGACGAATTACAAATATTGTCCGTATTAATGGAACGACATTTGAGAGAATTGGAAACACTTTTATATCTGAATGTGCTAGGTGGAATATCGTTGGGGGATATATCGAAACAAACGGAATTGGATTAGCATTATCTGAAATAATGAGACCACGTATTAAAAAACTTCAACCATTTACTACTACCAATGATTCTAAAACAACTGGTATTCGTAAGTTAATTTATGATATTCAGCAAGGATTATTAGAATTACCTAGTAAACAATTATTTCCTCATTTATATAACGAATTAAGCGCGTATACTTACAAAATAAACGCTAATGGAAACATGACATTTGGAGCACCAAATGGATTACATGATGACTGTGTAATGAGTTTAATGTTAGCTAATCAAGCACGTCATTCACAATTTTCAACTAGTAAATTATACATTGGAAATAAACATAAACAAAAAACATATAATTAATAATTAAATAATAAATAACATGGGTTTCGAATTTAAAAGTGATCAACCAGAAAAACAATTAACTGATTCTACAACTACATTATCAGTAAATGAATCAACTGAAGATTTAACACAAATCGTTTATAACGAAGGTGAAGAAGGTGAATTAGCCATTAGATTTATTGAAGAAAATCATTTATTAGATAAATTTTTGTTATGGCAAGGTATACAAGAACAATTAAAAAAATTAAAAGATAGTTTGGTTACTACAGAATAAAATAGTACATTTAACGCGTACCATAACCAAAAAATAGGGGTTTTTGATACTGCCATTTCAAATTTTTTTCCCCTATTTTATAGGGCGCACATATATAAGAGAAGTCAATTTCTTCCATTTTATTTACTTATAATCTCTTATCGTGCGCCCTTTTTTTAGAGTCTATAACTTTACACTATAATATTTATTTACATGAAAGTAAAAGTATCAATACCAGAATATTTTCAAGTTAAACATTATAAAGCTTTAACTATACTTTCTTCTTTAAATGAGCAGGAACAAATGATTCACACTATTTCTACAGTATGTGAAATATCTCGTGAAGAAATATTAACCTGGGATATCGGTTCAGTTGTAGAAGTATATGGAATCATTAATCAAATGATTGCTAATACAGTACAGTCATTTCACCCAATCATAGAATGGAAAGGTCAAATGTATGGATTTAAAAACATGTCTAAAATGTCTTTAGGTGAATATATTGATTTAGAAAATTTATGTAAAGATACTGAAATGAACATAACCAGTATTTTAGCACTTTTATATAGACCAATTACAAATAATAAATTTAAAGAAGGTCAATTTATCATTAAATCAACAATTAAAGCCCTAAAATATGAAGTTGAAAACATATTTGACTATTATACAGTGGAAAAATATGATCCTGAAGTACGTAAACAACGCACTCCAGAATTTGAAGAATTTCCGCTAGATATTGCAATGGGTGCGTTAGGTTTTTTTTTAGATATCAACGCAATGTTGTTAACAAATTCTCAAATATATTCCCTCAAAGAGACAGAGGAAATAGTGAAAAAGGAAATAATGAAACTGACGAAGACGAAACAACGATTGCTCAACATTATGGTTGGTTCCACACACTCTACCAACTTGCTCAGACGCAAATCTTATCCATTACAGGAGATAAAGCAATCACAGACGTCAATATAATATTTGCTTTTAATTATATGTCATTAGCACAAGAATTACAACAAGAAAGAGAACAATTACAAAAACAGTCTCAAATTAAGATAAAATAAAATGAAAAATAAAGAAAATACAACTGAAGAAATTTTGATCAATGAAGATGTTCAAGAAACATCTAAAGATTTTAGTTTAGAAGCAGCAATTATTGCTCGTTCAGAATATTTAAACATACCTGCATTAGCAGCATTTTTTGAAGTAAATGAAGATGTAGTTAAAGCAGCATTAGCAAAAAAATAACAACAAATGGATTTTCCAACTTACCAACAAATTGTAGATCAATTTGAGTTAGCATGTGATCAACACTTAGGCATCCATACATTTGCTGAGGGTAGTATTGATCGTTTAGATTCATTACTACAAAACGTAAAATATACATTTGCGTTTCTTAGACCATTACAAAGTACTGGAATGGTGTTAAATCAAAATGGTGTTTCAGGTGCTCGTTCACTTAATTTTGAATTTTACATGATGGATATTCCACAGTTAACTGACACTGATGTACTTAAATTACATTCACAATGTGAAATTTATTTATATGACATTATTGCTTGGTTTAACTTAGGTCAATCTCAACAAGTTGAATATATTACTTTAAACAGCATATTACCATTGTATGAATCATTTAATGATCGTGTGTGCGGTTGGGCTTCTAATATTACTGTTAACACTTACGGAACATTAGATTTCTGTAATTTTCCAAAGCTTTAACCTATGGCAGCTCAATACACCATATTTCAAGCAGCATTAACTCAATTCGGTAAACAAATTACTGATGAGATGAAAGCTACTTTACAACGCAATAATAACGATAATACAGGTCGTTTAAGTAATTCAATTCAGTCTACTATTGAAGGAGACAAGTTGATTATAAGCATGGAAAAATATGGTACTTGGGTCAATAACGGTGCAGAACGTGGACCAGGTAGAGTACCTCCAATTAAAGCAATTAATGCATGGATAAATAAAAACGGTATTTCACCTAGAGGTGGCATAACAGCTAAACAATTACCTTACGTCATTCAAGCATCAATTGGTAAACGAGGTCAAACACGTAGAAAATCATTCCCATTCATTCAGCCAAGTATTGATGCTGTATTAAAAACTGATTTAGATAATCTTTTTGGTCAAGCAATTGCTAAAGAGATTGAACAAATGTTTACAAATAATAAATAACAATGTCACAAATTGCTATAACACAAACTCCTAATAGATTAACTTTAGCTAATTCCGATTTAGTATATGAAGTTACATCAACACAATTTGCACAACCTCAATTTCAATATGTTTGTGCCCTGCAAGATGGCTGTGGTACTACACTTACTACAATTAAACAACAACCAAATCCATCAGGTAAAGGTGTATTTAACTTAGGACGTTTAGTAAAACAATATCTAGGATATGATGCACGTGAAAGTTTATTTGAAAGTGGTGTTGATGGATATTTTCAATTAAATGGCCAAACAGCTAAATTTTTTAGAGTTGCATTTGGTGAAGAATTTGGAACAAGTACTACTTCATCTGTTACTTCTTATAGTGGAGTAGGAAATGCTACTGGATCAGCAGCTTTTACTGGTTCAAATGCATATTATTATTTTATTAATGGAGTATTAGATCCAAATTCTGGTGACTGGAACTGGAATACATCTTCATTTTATAGTCCTCAACCAACACCTAGTTCAGCATCATTTACAAAAAATGTATGTTTAACTGATGCGCCACGTGTTCATTATGCACGTTCAACTGATTACATGACTATAAGTGCATTGAATGGTAATATTTTAGCATCTCAATCATCCGCTCAGGACATTTATGAAATGAAATGGATATTGTATGATTTAACAGGTAGCTTTTATGTTTCTGAATCATTTTATAATGTTGGACTTGGACTAACAACAGGTGATAATTTCGGAGCACCAAGATCAAATCAATCACAATTATGGTCTCAAGTTTGGGGAGTAAATACATGTACAGGTTCACTTTTAAATGTACAAACCTCAGGTTCACTTTTACTTCACATGACTATAGGTCCTCAAAATATTTCTAATTTATTAAATTATGATTTAACTTTTGAACCTTGGAGTTATTACACAATTGAGTTACACCCTCAAAGAAGTGCTAGTCTAGCAAATTATAGTGGCAGTTGGGATAAATTTACAATTGTAAAATCAGAAGGTAATTGTGCTTACAATGGCGTACGATTTGCTTTTATTAATGATTATGGTGTTTGGGATTGGTACACATTTACCTTAGCAGATAGCAACACGTATCAAATTGATAGAGGCGTTTATAAACAGAATTTCGTTAATTACAGCACAACTACTAATACTGTTCCTTACGACATTACTAGGCGCGGAAATAACACTTTTTACACTAATATAAATCAAGATTTTATTGCTACTAGTGATTGGTTAACTCAAGAAGAAGCTGATTGGTTAGAGCAATTATTCTATTC